CAGACGTGTGCTCTTCCGATCTTCTTGCTACAGCATGGGGTTACAAACAGCACATCATTATTAAGAAGACCTTCAATGAGGGTATTGAGTTCTTCCGTGGTGAAACTCTGAAAGAGACTGACACCAATGAGATGATAGTGGCATATAGTGATAGCTTTGCTTATGACTATGTTGGTGAACGTGTACCGTTTGACCAGCTACATGTATTAACCCAAGCTCCCGGTATGCACTGGGTGAACCATCACATGAAAAATGGACACCGTTCTGAAGAGAACGTTATTCCAGGATTTAACATGATTGTTATTGATTGTGATGGTGGAGTACCACTGCATACGTGCCATGAACTGATGAAGGAATATAAGTTCATGACCTATACCACTAAACGTCATACCGACGAAGAGAACCGCTTCCGTCTGATTATTCCAATGAACTATGAGTTACACCTCGACACTGAGGAATACAAAGAGTTCATGAATAACGTTATGGCTTGGCTACCATTCGAAACGGATGAGTCTGCTAACCAACGAGCCAAGAAGTGGATGTCCTGTGAGACTGGTTCCTATCATTACAACCTTGATGCGAATCTGTTGGATGTACGTGACTTTATTCCTCGTACCAGTAAGAACGAGCAGTTCCAGAACCAGATGAAGGAAGTACAGTCGTTAGACAATCTGGAGCATTGGTTCGCTGGTCGTATTGCCTCCGGTAATCGTAATAATCAAATGATTAAATACGCACTGGCATTAGTAGACAGTGGTTGGGACTTTGCTCAAGTACAGCAAGCCGTCTACTCATTCAATAAGAAACTGGCTAATCCATTACCAGATGATGAATTGAATTCAACCGTAATGGTCACCGTGGCTAAACGCTTCGCTGGCAAGTAAGCAAACAGGAGTCTTTCTTTGGTTTGAAGGACTCCTAAACTAAACGAGGAAAAATAATGTCCGAAGAAATCTCCAACGATATGAACACTCAGCTAATCCTGATTGCAGGATTCTCAGCGAGTGGTAAATCAGCATCACTGCGTAATATCCGGAACCAGGAACGCTGGTTGTATCTGAATACAGAAGCAGGTAAGCGTCTGCCTTTCCGTAATAAGTTCAACACCTACAACATCGAAGACCCATATCAGATTTGGGAAGCATTTGATGTTGCATCTCCAGGTGGTGAAATGGCAGACGATGTTGATGGCATCATTATCGACTCTGCTACCTTCATGATGGACATGTTGGAATCCCAGTATGTATTGCCATCTGCTAATACCCAAAAGGCTTAACTACTAAGGCCCGTTAGTCAGTAATGATTAATGATAACTGATTGAATTCAGGGAAACCCCTAACGTAAAGACGAGGGCAATCCTGAGCCAAGACTTAATCTTTCTCCGGTTTTTATTAACGGAGTTACAAACATGAGTAAGAAAAGATTCGGTAATGAATTACATCCTCTGTATTACACATGGTTAACCATTAAACAGAGATGTGATAACCCTAAGCACGCTAGTTATAAAAACTATGGGGCTAGGGGGATAACTAGAGCAGAAGAGTTCTCTGACTTCAAAGTGTTTGCTGCCTATCTAGAATCATTAGATGGTTACGCAGACAGGGAGAGACTTGGTCTTACTTTAGATAGAATAGATGGTTCACTTGACTATGTGCCAGGAAATCTGAGATGGGCAACTAGAACAACTCAGGCCATTAATTCCAGAAAAAGAAGAACCAGTAAAGCTACTTACTTAGGCATAGGTTTAAACACCACTAAGAAAAAATGGTCAGCAAGAATCTGCAATGGTAATGAAAGAATCTTTGTAGGTAATTTTGATTCCGAGATTGAAGCTCTGAAAGCTAGAAATGCCTACATTATTGAGCATGGCTTACCCCATGCTATACAAAAGATTAAGTAAGGTGCAACGACTATCCAGTAATGGAGTAGGGCAGAAGCTAATGCTGCTCGAAGCGGTCAGCATCCTATCGTAATTAACGAGGATGAAGATATAGTCTGGACTGCATGGAAACATGCAGATGCAGGTAATGCTGCTGGGAGTGTAGTTGCGTACACTCTTGAACGTATCGTGGGGAGACTTTGCACAGTTCTTTAAAATACTGTTGCAACAGAAAGTCGTTAAGTTTGGTAAGCCAGTAATTATTACTGCTCATGCCAAAGATGAACTCGACGAAGCTGCTGGTGTGATGAAAACATTCATCCCAGTCAAAGGTTCCCTGAAGAACAATGGCCTTGAGGCTTACTTCTCTACAGTGGTTTACGCAGAACGCGTAGACATTAAAGAACTGGAGAAGTATGGCAACAAGATGCTTGATATTACGGAAGAAGAACGTGACTTAGGCTATAAGCACGTATTCCAGACTCGTCCAACCAAGAAGTCTGTTGGTAAACGACTTCGCTCACCGATGGGTATGTTCGATAAGTCTCAGACTTATATCGACAATGATGCCCAGAAACTCTTAGACCATCTGGCTGAATACTACGCTTAAGCGTTTGCCTGGTTGTTAATCAATTATTAGGAAAAATATTATGTCACTGTTCGGTAACTTGAAAGAAAAGACCAAAAACGTTGAAGCTGCAAAAGACACTCTTGGTGGTAGTGGCTTCGGTGCTAAAGACACCGATATCTACACCGGTACTGTAAAAGTAGCGTACGTAGGTAAAGCTGATTCCGGTGCAGACTGGATGCAGTTAATCATCGAAAACCTGAAAGGTTCTGACGGCAATGATGCTGGTGAGTTCCGTGCTCAGGTGTACTTCACTTCTGGTAATGCTAAAGGCAATAAGCCGACTTACGAGAAGAATGGTAAAGAATACTTCCTGCCTGGTTACACTGTCATTAATGACATGATGCTTATGGCTACTGGTTGTGAACTGCCAGATGCAGACTTCGAAGAGAAGATTGTTAAAGTCTATGACTTCGACCTGAAAGCAGAAACCAACAAGTCTGTTATGGTTCCAGTTGATCTGGTTGGCCAGACTGTTACCTTCGCTCTGGAAAAGGTTCTGGAAGCCAAACAGGTTAAAGGTGACAACGGTTATGTTGACTCCGGCGAAACTCGTGAAGTAAACGAAATTCAGAAAGTGTTTCATCCGGAACTGCTGGTCACAGTCGTCGAGGCTCAGGAAGCAGAGAAAGCTGAGAAAGAACTGACCCCAGAACTGGCTGTATTCTATGGAGCATGGTTGGAAAAGAACAAAGGTAAAACCCGTGATAAGACCAAGGGTTCTGCTGGTGGTAATGGTAAGGGTGGCTTGCCTCCTAAACCAGGTGCAGGTGCTGGCACAGGTACTACTCCAGCCGGTGGTAAATCTCTGTTCGGTAAGCGTTAATGAAAATCCCAATTGTCGGTGCAGACATTAGTCTCCGCAATTGGGGATTAGCTCGCGGGATGCTGGACATTGAGTCCGGTGTCTTCGAGCAGGTCGAACTTAAACTGGTTCAAACTGAAGTTGACCACAACAAGCAAGTTCGAACCAACTCCAAAGATATACAAGCTGCCCATGATTTGTTTCTTGGTTGTGAGGAATGGTTACGGTCTGCTAAAGCAGTATTCGTAGAAGTACCAGTAGGCTCTCAGTCTGCTAATGGTATGAAGTCCTACGGTGTATGCGTAGGATTAATCGGTGCATTCCGTGCATTAGGTTGCCCAATCTTTGAAGTATCCCCAATTGAAAACAAACTTGCACTGGTCGGTGATAAAACTGCATCCAAAGACACGATGATTCGTGCTGCTCATGCTATCTATCCTGAAGCCAACTGGCTCACAGATAAGAAGGGCAAACTTCTGAATAAGAACGAGCACTTAGCTGATGCAATCGGTGCAATCCACGCTGGTGTAAATCTCCCAGCTTTCCAGAATCTTCTTAAATTAATAGAGACACAATATGCAAATCGTTCTGAATCAGTCTGAAGTAGAAGCTGCTATTGAAGCTTATGTAAATGAGCAAGTTAATCTTGCCGGGGACATTAATATCCTGGTGAATGCAGATGGTACTGCCACTATCGGTATTAATGAAGAGGCCGGTCATAGTGATGACACTCCCCCCGTGGTAGAGAAGAGGACTCGTCGTTCTCGTAAGAATCCACAAGAAGCCAAACACCGTCCGGTAGAACCGGAACCGGTTGTTGAGGATGAAGCTGAGGAAGAGGTAAAGGAAGAAGAAATCCTGACCTCTACTGGTGGACCGAACGGGAGTTCTACGCCGGAACCTGAAGAAGCAGTAGCTGAACCAGAAGCACAAGAAGAAGTTGTGCAGGAGGAAGTTAAGGCAGAAGAACCAGCAGAGAAACCTGCTGCGAAGCCTTCACTGTTCGCTGGCCTGAAACGTAGTTAATCTGGTAGGTGGCTCAGAAGCTGCTGCTAGGTGTGGTAGTGTTTATAGTCCTGATGCTACTACTGGTCAGGATTATAGACGTGTCGGCTCCATACATAGCTTTTATCATCACTGTCATTATCCTGTGGAAATGCAGTGGTAAACACGGTGGTGACAAGCCGCCAGAATAACAACAACCGAACCAGTGGATTGGAATACTCTCCCCAGTCCATTGGTTCAACCGAGACTAGTATGAATAAATTTACTATTCACTGGTTCAATGGAAAGGTTAGTTCTTTCATGGGTGGAGAACCTGCTGAAGGAAACAAAGCATTCCACATTGATTCAGAAGGCTGCAAAATCTTAATACCATATGCTTGGTATAAAGATGGTGAAGTTGAAGCATTGAGAAAGAGTAGTTAATATCGTGAAGGGTTCTGTCAGAATCCTTTGAGATAGGAACTCCTATCATAACCTTTCTTAACTTAATCTTTGCCGTATGGCACTGACGCTAGGGGTGGCCCCCCATCCGTCAGACAGACTATTTTAAGAATAGGTTATCTCAGAAAATGTAAAGCAACATTCGGGTTAATCAATGGCCTCTTCCTATAGGGGCCATTTCTGAATCTTAGGCTATATCCCAAAGGTTAGTATCTTTGGGATAAGACTTCAGATACCTTATCAACTAACCGCTCTATGTTGAGCATATTAATCACACAAGCCCCTAATGGGCTGGGTTTAATGTCGGATAGCTTAGCTATCTACAGCATCGAATTGTTAGGTCTTACATGCAACATAGGGTAAAGGGAGGATTCGTCCCCTCCCTCCTATTATGAGCTATCAATGAGTACATTACTGCACCTGATGGTGACATGTGATACGTTCCGACTGTTGGGGATAAGCGTAGTGTACTCATTGATAGTTTTCGTAGCGATTATGCGGTTTTTTAGAAACGAACCAATAACATAAATGCAAACGAAGAAGCGTATCTGATGGTCGCCTAACAGCGTAACCTCAGTCAGGAGTGAGTCGTCCTGATTATCAAACGACCGTGGAGTTCTCCCGTCCATGTATTAGAAACGGGGGACCAACTATGACCAGAGTAGCATGAGGCAAATGCACGGCTGATCACCGGGATGAGGGTTCGAATCCCCAGATGGTCAAAGTCCAGACGATATCTGAGTGACTATAAAAACAGATGGAGCCAGGTGGAATCCCTGGCAACTATTCCGGTGTAGGTACTAGTGTCGTGCACGGCATGAGTGTTCTGGTTCGAGTCCAGACGCCGGAACCAATTACCAGTTGCACGAGATGGCTTGACATGTTCAAGTTTGGACTAAGTGTGACACCGCTAGATTGGAGGGCTGCTGCGGTAAGCTATAGACTCCAACCGGAGGTTCGAATCCTTCACTGGTAACCAATTCAAAGTAGCACTGTATCTTTAAATGTTTCCCGGCATTCAAAGAACCCACCGTGACAGTGCTACCCTGAATTGGAAGAATTAAGACGGGTCTGGTGAAGTAGATGGGGTTCGATTCCCTCCGGTGGAGTAATCCACTAGCGTGCTTGGTGCACGAATAAGACTTAGTACTGGTGGTTCGATTCCATCCCCCGTTACCCTATTTGAGATGTAACAGTTAAATCCGTACCCGGAAGTGCTATTCTAGATACGCTGCCAATGTGGAGACGGTAAGGCTGTACAGGACTCGGACTCCCATCTCAAACCATAGTCGCCAGGTACTTACGGCAAACGGGTAGTAACGAACTAGTCATTCGTCAAACGCCCACCTAATTATGAGTCAGCAAGAACGCCTTCGCTTAAACTTAAACAAAAAAGCTTAACGCAATAATTATGTAGGGGTATGTAAGGATTGTGAAGAAGGAGCCAGTTAGAGCCTGGCATGACTCACCCAATTGAGGCTGTACTTATGTTCTACAGTAGGTGCACAACACTGGGCTGCTACACCCAGAGGTACAGCCTCACCTCATTATGTCCACTTAGCTTAGACTGGGAAAGCAACCGACTAATAATCGGAAGGTCACTGGTTCAAATCCAGTAGTGGGTACATATTTGCTGCAATATTCCCATAGGGAATGGTGTCGTATACGCCACCTAGTTTCTGGTGAAACTCCAGATGCAGCAATCCATTCAGCAGTAACATAGTCCTGATTGCATAGCACTCTAAAGACAACACTGGTAAGACAGTCCAGTGGCTGCTAATGTATTGTTATTCCCCTCGATGGGAATTTCGCTAGTGAAGGTAACACTTAAAAATCCAAACCTACGTCTTACTACTATCGGGCTATCAACCCACGGTCGCTTAACCCTATAGTGATAGTAGTTTGACGGCCTGCCTCGTTGACTGCGTTAAAGTCACTAAGTCCCTCGGAGCCGTCACTCTGGGGGACTTTTTTATTTGAGAACTACTTATGGGACGATTCATATGATTGACCTAATCTTAACCCCGTATGCCTATGAGGTAACGGATAACCGTGGACGTAAGTTTTTGGTGTTTGCAGGTAGCGTAGCCTATAACAACGCAGTCATGTTTAAATATAAACTCAAACCACTCTACGAGGCTAATAATGGCAACAGTAAGTAAAGAATCAATAGAAGCTAAAATTAAGAGCGTCTACTATTTCAATGGTGCTGATGCAGTGAAATCTGCATTCGTTGTCCCTTCTGCACTTCCAGCAGATGATTTAGCTAACCTGGGTCTGACAACCTATTGCATTATCATCCTGGAAAATGGCTTCAAAGTTGAAGGCGTATCTGCCTGTGTAGACCCGACTATCTATGATGAGCAGAAGGGTCGCCAGTATGCGTATGAAAATGCATTCAATAAGATTTGGGAATTAGAGGGTTACCTGCTACGTCAGGCATTGCATGAGAAAGAAGAGACAGCTAAAGCTCTAGCTTCCTTTGCAGAAAACAATACCTGTGATGGTGGTGGTTGTACAATCTGATTCATAGGTGTAAGGTAGTTTTTACCGAAAGGTACTGAACTCCCCGACATGTGGTATGGCTCTAGAAGCCAAAACAAAATAAGCCCTCCTAGTGAGGGCTTTATCATTTGAGGTAGTTATGTCCGAAGAAATTAAAGTTCACTTCACCAACTACATTGGAACCAAGTGTGTAAATGGTTTCAAGATGAACAAAGAAACATATTGCAAACTTCGTGGCTGGGATGTGCCTGCTAATGAAGACCCATTAGAAGTAGGTTACTTAGTAGAATACTTGGATTCTAAACCTAACCATGAACAATTCCGTGGTTATATTAGCTGGTCACCGAGGGCTGCATTTGAGGCTGCATATCGTGATGTAGAAAAGGGATGTACTTTTGGTCATGCCGTAGAGCTTCTCAAAACAGGCTTCAAACTAGCCCGTAAAGGTTGGAACGGTAAGGGAATGTACATTGAGTATGTTGCCGCTGAAGAATGGAACAGCAGTAGCCTGGAACGTCCAGGATTTGCTGATGAACTGAAGCCTCGCCCATGGTTGGGCATCAAAACTGTTGATGACCAGTTTATGCCTTGGGTTCCTTCCCAATCGGATGTATTAGCAGAAGACTGGATAATTCTATAGGAAACTATATGGAACTCTTTAAGAAAGGGCAGCTTATACCAAAGCGTATCAGTGGATTGCATGTCCATCGCAAGGCAAGGCATCGTTTAACCTTTGGTTGTGATGTACAAATTGATGGTAACAATTGGATTGCTGTACCAGATACAGGAATTGTAATGGTTCTCTGTAAGAAGTTAGGTATTCGTAGAAACAATGGTACTTATCAAAAAGTACATGCTGGTTTTAAAGATGTATATTTTAAAGCCAACAAGATTGATTATGTAATCAAGACTGAAGATCGGAAGAGCACACGTC